AGTCGGGCTGTAATCTCGTCCCGTGACATCTGATCAATGGTGTTTATGTTTTCTCTCCGGTCGACCGTGAGACCCCCCAGCGCAGCGCGAATTTTTTCAGCATTGATAGCGGCAGAAAACTGTCCTGCCTCCTCTGCGCCAGATGACAGCTTGTACAGCCGTTCTAGCTGACCGATGGTGGTGACACCGTAACGGCGCTGCCTCTCCTCTCGAAGCTCCTGCACATATTCCAAAACATGGGGGAAATCCCTGCCGTTGAGCAGCTTCGAGGCTGTATTATATGCAACGTCAGGTGAGTACCCAGCCTTTCGAGCCGCCTCTGCGTTTGAGTAAATCCCTTCGACGATGTGCCTCGCAAAGGTGCGCTGTCGGTTGGTCAACGTCCGACCATGTTCCTCTTCAATCTTCTTTTCCAGCTTTCCCATAGTCACCTCGGTTGTGGTCTAACCACAATTTACAACAACAAGATTTGGAAAGCAACCGCTCCCTATATAGCACTTTTCTCCAGCTAAACGTCCTCACGTCCTCACAAGTGTACTCAGATGAGGGCAGTTTTAACAAGTGAAATCAATGGTGAGGACGTTTGAGGACGGTGGGGACACCATATTTGGATTTAAAAAAAAAAAAAACAAAAAAACTGTGGGAAAGTGTCTATACTGTACTCAGCGCGCTTGACTTCCAAGTCTACTTGTGGTTAAGTTGTTCTCGAAGCACAAGTGCTTCGCTATCTAATTATTTATCTAGGAGACTAAAATGTATTCATACAATGCTATATGCGAGGACGACACGGTCCTGTTGAGCCCCCGCTTGAAAACGATCAAGGCCCTACGGGCGAGGTACTTCCGCAATCGTGAGATGTTCGAGGACCAAGGTCCGGTGACAGAGATTGTTGTATTCAAGGGCGGTCGCATTCACGGTTACTACACTCCGGAGTTTAAGTTGGACCGTAGCAAGCCTGCTGATTTGCACAATATTTTTTATGGGAGAGTGTGATGTCTTATAACGGTTGGAAGAACAAAGAGACTTGGTTGGTGAACCTGTGGCTAGGCGACAGCTTGACCATGGACCAAGAAGCGGGGTGTGAGATCAATGCTGCTTACATTGAGCTGATGGTTGACGAGATGGCTTCGGCTTTGCTTGACGGTCCTGACGCTAACGGTTTCATGACTGACCTATTGAACTGCGCCTTGTGTGAGATCGATTATCACGAGCTTGCTTCGCATTATGAGGAGGATGAGTGATGTTTAGTTTTGATTGTTTGGAAGAGGGTACGATGACGTTGGACTGGGATCCAGCGTCATACAAGACGAAGGCTGGTGCGGCGAAGGGTTTGTACCGAGCGTTGTGCAAGTGGTGTGAGATGGTTGGCATGGATCCGAGTTACGAGGTTCACATCAAGACGCCAGAGCAGCGCAAGGCTGCGGGGTATAGTGAGGTTTGGCATGTATCATTTGAGGCTGGTCCGTATGAGTGGGCTGTGTTTGCTTCGATGCAGTTGCCTGATTGCAAGTGGGGGTATGTTGAGCCGTATTACAGCTTTGAGTTGGATTTTGTATCATGAGGGAGCTTAACGGTTGGTATGAGAATGAGTATGGCGCGGTTCCGTTTACGATGCCAGCGGAGACGTTATTGGACGCAGTGATTAAGATGCGGTTCGAGGACGCGGACTTTGGTTACACTGACATGGAGGTGAACTGGGGTACGCTGGAGGATTACGAGGACGTAGGAACTATCATTTATAAGTTGGTGGAGGGAGAAAATGGGTAAGATCAAGAACCTTTTGATTGAGGCGATGGAGACGCCGATCATGGATGTGTGTTCTGAGTGTGATGGGTTGGGTCAGGTATTTTACGAGGTTGCGCGACCGCAAGGTTTTGGTCGTGATGTTGGTTATTTGGACGAGGTCCAAGAGCCATGTAACGAGTGTTCTGGTGATGGTGAGGTGTCGCGGTTGTGTGATTGCGGCGAGGTTGTGACGCTTGGAATGGGTCACGATGCTTATATTTGCGAGGAGTGTGCGAATGCTTAATTTATATGACAACAGAGGTGAACGGGTAGGGAACGGTTCATTGACAGAACAGGAGCGTGTTGTGGAGGCGCGTAGGACCAAGGGCCAGACGTATCGGGAGATAGCCGAATACATGGGTCTTAGTTACCAGCGGGTTCAACAGATTGATGTTCGAGTGAAGGCGAAGCGTGAGGGCAAGATCCCTATGTCGAGTGAGAACCGGAGAATTTTATCTGAGGAGGAGGAGATCAAGGTTCGTGATCATCCGCTTCGGGTTCTTCGCAAGCAGATGGGTTATAGTCAAACGTCGATGGCGAAGGCGATTAACAGATCCCAACCTTGGATTACGAAGGTTGAGCACAACAAGTGCAGCGAGAGGTTGTTGCGAGCGTATGTTAAGGAGCTTGCAGCGTATTTCAAGATGGACGAGAGTTTGATGTTGAAAGATACTTTGGATTGGATTTCGTCGGATAAGACTGTGGTTGATGATTTAAGGGGCAACCCCAAGAAAGAAATGCGAGCGGAGCCGCAGCCGCAGGTTGATGAAAATCCGGACTTTAAATATTTATTTGAGTGTCAGAAAGCGGTGATCGAAGCGCAGCGTCAGACGATGGTTATTCAGCAGCAGTTACTTATGTCCAAGGATTTTTCTCGACCGAAGGTTCCGAGCCAGAAGCGATGGGTGTTTGAGAAACCGCAGGGGGTGGTGTTGCGTGAGTGGCTTCGCAAGAACGGTGTATCAGCCAATGAGTTCGCAAAGAACCTGAACATTGCGCAGCCTACGTTGTCGCGTTGGATGTCGGGGAAAGCGTTGCCTACGGTTGACCATGCGGTAGCGATTGAGGCTGCAACGGGTGGCGCTGTATCATGTGTCACATGGAGGAAGCGCAATGATTGAATATTTCACAGCGTTGGTTTTGCACTATGAGGTGCAAGGCAAGGAGCTTGAAACGGTGGTTTGGTTCGAGAACGAGGACCATTGTCAGGAGGTATTGCAGAACGACGTAGCGATGCCCTTGTACGAGGAGCTTTATGACTTGTATGGTAACAACATCATGATGTTTTGCGAGGTAACGAAGGAGGTTTCAAGGATCGTTCGTCCTCGAGCTAGACCGGAGGTAGACAATGGGTGATCAAGACTTAACAACATTTCAGGCTGCACAGTTAAGCTGGCTCAAGCGTCAGGTTGATGCGTTGCAGGACGAGCGGTATCGCAGTGATGCGCGGCCCAATGTGCAGCGTGAGTTGTTTGCTGCGCGTGAGGAGCTTGACACATACGTCAAGAACCTTCGAGAGGTGGGGAAACAGATATGACAGAGTTTGAGAGGATTAAATACGAGGATCTGTATCGGCAGGCGTGGTTGGCTCAGAACATCAAGGACAAGGCGTCGAACCCGCGTTGGAATGGTGGGGTCAGCAACAGCGCGTTGAACGGGTTTAAGAAGCACACCAGCGTGAACAAGGGTGGGCGTCCGAAGTTGTCGTTATCCAAGGATGCGGCGATGCTAAACAAATTGCTGCAACGTGAGATGTCTTTGAACGATGCGGCGGACATCATGGGTCTGACGGTCAAGTCATTGCGTCAGATTAAATCGAGATACGGATTGCCAAGGAGTAAAGATGAGCCCGTTTCTAACGTACATCCCGACAAGGATTAAAGAATTAGATAAACAGATCGATGACATACTGTGGGAAGAAACCGCAGATCCGAGGATCGAGCAGCTAGTAGACGAACTAAATTACCTAAAGGAGAAAGAAGCAAATGGCGAACTATACGAACCCAATTTTTAACGACATCTTGAAAGAGGCATCGGTTATTGTCTTGGACATAATGGACACTCAAACAGCGTTTGGGATTACTGACGAGGGAGAGCGGTGCTTTATCCCTGCCAAGGTGGTGAAAGCCTTTGACCTCGAGGAGGGGTTAGAGACACGCGCTGTCATGATACCGAACTCGGGGGATGTCAAAGGAGACACGCCGTGGCGGGTTATCAAGGCTCTGAGCGTGGGTCCGCAGGACCAAGTTGCGAGTTTGCATAACAACCTTCGAAAGGCGATGGGGGATGGCGATGCGCCTGACTTATATAGCTTGAGGGAGTTGTCTGAGCTTGTGGGTGCGTCGGAGGATGTCATCAAGAAGGCTCTAAAGACCATGGATAACGTGGGAACGGAGACAATGTACTACTACGAGACGTAACTTGCGTGTCGCCCACATGTGTGATACTTGTGGGCGACAACTGATAAAGGATTACTTATGGCTAAGAAACAAAAGCCCGAGCCGCCACTGCCTAAGTTTAGAAATGTGGCGATGTTGCTTGACGATCACGAGATGCTTCGTGAGATGGCTGGCAAAGAACAGAGAAACATGGCGCGACAACTGTCTGTTTTGGTTAGAAAAGCCTATGCAGCGTTGGAAAACTCTGATACAGTTTAATCACTGCTCGAATAGGTTCACGCCTGTGGCCTTATT